GCGTGCCGCCTCCACATACGCCCCACCCGCCCAAGGGTACGCCTCCACGCGTTTCCGTACCCCCGAGTGCCTTTGGACACGTTAGCTACAGAACGAGAAGCCCCGCGTTCGATCTGGCGCATGGCTCGATCATAGGACCTCGTATTTACGGTAACCTCAATCGTGCCTACAGCTATGACGTTTTGTGACATCTTACGACCTTGTAATAAACTCGTTTACCTTCTCTCCTGCACTCTCGCTGTCCTTAATACCGCAGAGCTCAGAGTACCAATGAAGGTCACGTTGAGAGAGCGCCTCTGCGGTACCCGGATCCCACGTCATGAGCGCGTTGACCGCAGCAGCAAGACGCTCCAGATTTACTTTTTTTCGCTGGGGGCCTCCGTAAGCAGAGAGATACTTCTGAGAGCGTCCGAACACAGGGGGACGGCTTTCGCCATAGCTTCCGGGTCCCCTGTGAATCTCGCGGAGAGCACAGCATCGACCGCCTGCTGAAAGGCCACGACCTTCTCGTCTTCAGGCTCTGCGTCTGGGTTGATCTCCTTCATAAGGGCGTCCAATTCTTCTTCACTGGCCTGCTCACTGATCTCAATGGCTTCCTGCTCACTGATACCACAGGCCTTCCGAACCATCGCGATGACACCCTCCGCCGACCGTGCCCAGATCTGCGCGTCCTCGTGGTCCAGTGACCGGAGACCGCGATGCATCTCTGACATAAAGACTGCTTTGTCCCTACCTTCCAGTTCAGAAGCTAAGGTCTTCGCATCTTCCATGTACTGAGCCCTTAAACCTTGGGTGAGAAGTCGAATAGCTTGCACTGCACCCAAGGGCTTGACTGTCAATTCTTTCCCATTAATCTTCATGATGTCTCCTTAGGACACGGTTCCTTCAGTTACTGCACCGGTGAACGTGAAGTCCGCGGTGAACTCAACGCGACCATCAACCGGAACGGACATCGCACGGGTCTGCAGGTACACGTCCCCGGTGATCTGCTCATCGCCGGTTGCCTGAGTGACCTGACCAACGAACGCGGCCTTGGCGGCAGCAGTACTTGCAGGCAGGCTGCCGATTGCTGTCAGGCTCCCAGTGCCTCGGCGCAAGCCGACCACACTCTCGCCCCAACCAAGTGAGTCAAAAGACGTACCGTCGAGCAGTTCATCCTCCAGATTGATGGTAAATTGGGTGACCTCATATGCCACCGTGGCGATTGTCAACACTCCATTTTTTCCCGACTTTGCCGTGGTAGCCATTTAAGACCTCCTTCTTTTCAGCTTTATGGGGTTCTGTGTACGAAACGCGACAACAGGTCGCAAATAGGGACGAGGGGCCATGTTTGATGTGCCCTCCTCGAGAAATTTTGGATAGGGCGCACTGCCCCTTCGTGCAGAGGAGCCCACAAAGGCTTTGTCCCCGACAACACGGGCACCGAGCATCGCCCGTAGCCGGCCTGAACGTTTGTGCGGGGGGCGTCCAGGCGTAGAGGCAGGCGGGTATGGAACGTCAACAACCGCCCGAAGGTCACGGACAAGCTGGTCGCCTGTCTGCTTCAGGAGCTCCGGTGTCAACTGTCTGATCCATTCGTTCGGATTGATTTTCCACTTAAAACTCATGTACCTGCCTCAAATACTACTGCAAATATTACTTGCCAACCATTAGCCGCCGGGAGTGCTTCCTGCGTCAAAGAGACGCCAATGTCTATGTCCATGATCCGTCCCGTACTCAGCGTCATCCCGATAGCGTTCGACCGGAGCATTGTCTTAACTGCCTCCGCAATCTGGATGGCCTCCTTCGGCGTAAACCCTGACGAGGACGCAACAAATTGAATGTCGAACACCTCATAGTGATCCGCACCAAGCTGCATCGCATGTCCCTCACTCGAGGTAGCCACATTCCAGCTCAAGACTGGATTGGCGGCGTCATCCGGCGCAACCCCGGGACCGTACCATTCAAGCGCCGGAGCAGATGAAGGGTATGACCCCATAGTAGTATAGATCGCATCATAGAGTTCTTCAAGTAGTGACATCAGCTTTTGTTTACCTCTGTGACAGCCAGGATCTCTGTGTGATGGTAGGCGGACTTCCGGTAAAGTTTGTCAGCCCATACTACCCGGACCTTCGCGTAGGTCGTCCCGCGATACGTGAAGTCAAGCTCATCGTTCTCAAAGACATCGAAGGACAGAGTGCTGAAGATCGTGAACGCCTGCTGGCTCTTCTCCAGTCCCAGATACGCGACCTCCTCATCGGACTTATCCTCAATCCGGCAAGCCACTCCCGTCCCACGGGCAGAGCGCGACTGAACACGCCCACCCATAGAGTCCTGCGTCCATGTAGAGGTGTAGACGCTGAACGTATCCTTGTAGAAGTCTGCTATAGCCATAGTTACGCCTGTACTGCAAGCACTCCCGTTATTGTGACACCATTTGCCCCACCTGTCTCCGTGGCGACGATCTGGATATACCGAGCACATGCTGGTGCGAAACTTAAGTATCCGTTGCCTGCCGTAAGGCTCGAACCGATGTCTACCGCAGCCGCAGGCTCGACAAATGTAACACCGTTGTTGGACAGTTGGTACTCAAACTTAACCGTCCCGCTACCGGCGATGGTGTACTGCAAACCGAAGTACCCCCGGGCCTTGAATTGATTAAGATCGATTGCGCTGGATGTTGCCGTCCCGCTTGCCGCGAGTACCTCAGCGTCAAAGATTGTCCCAGTGATCACATTGCCGGAAATCACGTCCTCTGTAACTGTTCCGAAGGCTGCAATAGCCATTAGAGACCTCCTTTCATGAGATGAATTTGGTCGGATACGAGCTTCCTGTAATCGACCGTGACCGGTTGAGCTCGTTTCACAATCCGGATCTTCGGTATAATTAGTTGTTTGTCTTCAGGTTCTGCAGGTACTTCCGGGACGATATCGTCCACGATCTTCAGCCCCAGCATCTCGATGGTCTCAGGCGACAGGCCCAGAGACTTCCCGACCGCTTCGATCTCAGCCCCCGTGTTCGACGGGATTGGCGTCACAGAGTTCTCCAGGAGAATTGAGTCGGTGATAATAAGTTCTGCCTTCGTCAGGTCCCCCGCATCCGGGTGCATCCGGGCCAGAGCTTCCATCATATCCGCAAACCCCTCCTCGCCCTTAAACAGGCGCTTCAGGGGCACGAAACCTATTGAGAATGTACGAAGGTGCCTTTCCCGCACCAGAGTATAGATGTCCTGTGCGAACTTCACAGAGGAGTAGGACTGCTTCGCCCAAAGCCCTTCAGGCGCGTGGATCATGTCGCTGTTGCTACCAATCGGTGGATCACCCCATTTGTGGTTGAACATCAGAACAGGATTCTTCTCGAACATGTCGATATTTATGCCGGATGTCGACACGATCTCTCTGTCACGATCTACCTGGGGCGTTGACATCAGACCGGCAGATGTGTTCTCTCCCAGTTCCAAATCCGGCATTTCTGCCTTCCGTTGCACAAACGGGTCTTCTATCTCCTTGACTGCGTCGGCTACTTCGTTCGCCTGGTCGTCAGGGAGAGCACTCAGGAACTTGTCATCAAGACGGAATTTCCACTTCATCTTTACTCTCCAAGGTTAAGTAGGTGACGACCTTCGGACCGGTCAATGAGACCTTGTGAGAAGGCTGTGAACACCAGGTTGTGTCGAATTGCTTCGTCTTTCAGGGTCGCCTGGTTCTCCAGGGTGCAAAAAAGCTGACCACCTGCCACTGGATACCACTCATTGATTTTCGTGTTAATGGCCTGTTGCAGAGTGGTCAGACGAGGTTCAATTGCGAAAAGGTTATAAGTCTCGACGGCCGCCTTCGCACTCGCCAAGTTCGTCTCAGACGTCATGAAGGACACAGGGACACCAAAGATTGCGCAGATGTCCTCTCTCAGCATCTTCCGACCTGCGAGGAACTGAAGATCTTTAGGAGCAAGAGACAGTTGGTCCACTTCGAACATCTGGTCCATCACCTTAACACGGCCAGTCTTTCTCAGACCTCTGAGTACAGAATTCCAATCGGACTCAACCTGACTGATCGTTTCTCCATCCAGCACTCCTCCGGTATACTTCACGATCGTAGCGGGAACGGCCCCATTCTCTGCGAGTGCCGTCTCATAAACCAACGTGTTATTGAACAGCTTGGCGGACACAGATGCCGCGGTCAGGGGGGACGTCCCAAAGTAATCGTAGGACGGAGGCATCTTGAAGTGCAGGCAGGCATAGGGCTGGACCTTGGCCTCCTCACCGTCGATCTTAATTAGGTAGTGCTGGATCGTACCGTTCTTGTTGAGCTTAATCTTAACCCTGTTGATAGGCACACTCCGGATCGTCTTAGGGACCCCCAAGACACGGTCGAACTCGGTGACCCAGAGGTTGTCGCCTTGCAGCTCCTGGCCGGTCTGGGTGTTCGCCATAAGAGTTTGGTACGTGCCGTCCTCGTAGGGGCGGCGCATCAAGTCCAGGAACGGGTGGTCAAAAAGTTCTATGAGCTCCACCCCGCCAATCACCCGGGCGTCTGCTGCCTTGCTCATGATGTACCGTGCCTCAGTCGGCGGGACGACTCGATGCGGTCGTTTGACAGGCCTCCCCCGCGTGTTCATGGCATAAAGCTTCAATCGGGAAGCCGCCACGACCATCGCGTTCTTATTCACGCAGACGTAGACATACTGGACGTTATAGTCGAAAGCCTCGTCCTTCTTGATGAGCTCCGGTACCGACGCCCCGCCTGTGCCTATCAAAGCACAACCCTGCTGCGGGTTGGTCTCTGGCCCGATTATCCTGTTCGGACGGAAAAAATTCACTGCCTTTTGGGCTAGTCCTTTCAGATTCATACTGCCTCCCATAAGGCTTCATTCTCTGTACTCAGATATCGTTCCTGAGATCGTTGTAGTTCAGTTGTGTCTACCACGGCGTCTTCGAAGTCCCGCGATTTCACGACGATTCTCCTCGGCCCAGATGAGAGCTCGAGCAACGCATAGACAACGGCATCGAGCCTGTTGGGGCTCGGTCCCTCACCATTATAGTCGCATAGTTCATCCTCCAGTTCCTCGAAGACACGGCAATGCAGTACTCTACCCCTTTCATAGAGCACAGATGCGGACTCAGCACGAAGGATTTTCCCCCTGTATGCACGTACCGCTGTACAGGGAATGGACTGGTCGACATTCTGGATCGCGTTCTCAACTAATAGTCCGCCTTGGTTTGATTCATAGAGTACCGAATCCGCTTCAAACTCATGAAATAGCATAGCCACTTTTGCGGCCCATTGCAAGGGAGAACCTTGAAAAGACCGATCATCCAGTATGAAAAACTCATCGTCCTTGCTTTTTCCGGCTACCACTATGCCCACCTCGTCCGCTTCCTCTGAGTCTGATATAGATGGGTCCACAGAGACGATGATGCGCTGCATGTCCGGGATGTCCCGGGGATCGGCATACCGAAGCCAGGAGCGTTTAACCACGCCTTCACCGGTGTCGTCCTGGAACTCCCCTTTGATAAACCGAAGACGCTGTTTGTACGGCATGTCTTCAAGGATCTCGAGAAAGTCCTCACTGATATTTGCCATGTTATCATGAGGGTTCATCCTCATGTGTGCATACTCATGAGGTCTGCGGACAGTGGACCCATCCGGCTTCTTCCCAAGGACGAAGAGTTTATACGTCCAGTGGCGCTTTGACGGGGGGTTCTCTGTGTAGTACGCACGGTTTACCAGAGAGGACTTCTGGGCCAGGCGGGTCAGCGCCTTGTACACAGCTTCGTACTCCAGTTCAGAGCACTCCTCAAACATGAGGGTTGAGAACTCCGTACCCAGAATCCTGTCCGCCCTCTCTTTATCGTCCAGACCGAACAGACAGATCTCTGAGCCATTATTAAGCTTCAACACCAGGTCGTTAGCCCGGAATCTGAACACTCTCCGGTACTCAGCGGGATCCGGGACCAGTAACCGGCAGACCTTTGGAAGGGTATCCTCCCAACAGGACTTCTTCAGAGACGACAGGAACTTACGGATGACACCGTGTCTTGTCCCGTCCGCCTTCATAGCCCTCGCCACGAGGGTGAGGATCGCTATGAACGTCTTCCCTGACCTGGCGCCCCCGTACAGGAGTATGTGCCTCAGCGCCTTGTCGGACAGCAGAACTGTCGCTTCTTTCTGTTTTTCATTTAGTTCTAACATCCCACGGCCTTGGGTTTCCATGGAAACACAGGATGGGGCACTCATGCGCCTCGAACTCCCCGCCGCTCACATGGACTTTGTAGCTATAGATGGTATCATTACATACGTTCTGGAGTTTCCTCAGGGGGATGCTCGATGGCTGCACTGTCTTCGTGATGAACACTTGGTCCCCCGAGGCGTAGGAGTAGGTATCCTTGTGCCGGAGGAATTTATTAAGGATGAACTCGGCCTGGTTGGCATCAAACACCATCACCCCCGACCCGCCATGCTTGTCTGGGTAATAGAAGTCACGGAGCATGTAGAAGTGATCATCTGGGAGATCAAGAATAGGTAAAATACTACCGTTTATGTGGGTATCCAGGTCGAAAAAGACAACTTTTTGCCCTGTAAGAAAGATGTCTGTCCTGAAAAGCTCAAACTTCGAGAACCAGCCTTTCAGGTCATACTTCAAGGGGACCCTCCGTACTCCCGGCGGAAGTGGAAGGTTCTCGTCATCCGTCAGGCATACGTACTGGAGCTCACAGGGGGTCTTCTTGAGTCCCTCATACTGAGAGCGGATACACTTCTCCGCGTGCTGATCGTAGATGCCGCCTGTCTTGTACACCCAGGTGATCACATGCTCTGACTGCAGTGGCCCCCGTGTTCCACGTAATTCCGAAGTCAGACTTTGAATTTGCATGGTTGGGTCGCTCGGGAAGATCTCCAGTTCGCATCGTTCCCAGCACTCGTACTCTGATGGCTCCTGGCCTTCTGGGTGCATGTTGAGAACCTGGACGTTCGGGAAGTATGTACTCAGGGCGTCTGCCACCTTGGGCGCCTTCTTCCGGAAACGGCCATAGACCGCCGGTCCCTGGTTGCGGAAGGGCTCATGCCAATGACTCCTTCGTCCACGGTAGCACCCGTCAAACCCCAGCATACAAATCCTCTCGTACCCCAACTTCGCCGCCAGGCACATAGCCGCGAACCCGGAATTGCCGTAGGACGGAACTGCGGAAAGCTCCAGATAGTTCTGCGCAGAGAGGTCTTCGTTCGTACGCACATGGACGATCCGTTTGTCCACCTTGTTCTTTCCGCCGGTGGTCATCGTATTCATGAGCACCTGCGTCCCCTTGTCCAGCGCGCCGCGGAGACCGTCCTTGTGTGCCTGTGCCCAGTCGTAATCATGCATGACCCCGTATTTCACCGGAATCGGCAGGAGTATGGAGTCATTGCACCCGATGACGTCACAACCTCGAAGAAGCTCCCAATCAAAGCCCTCCAGGGATGGGCCGCCCCCGATCACGTAGCACGTCTTCATATTGTAAGGTCCTTGTTCCGGTATAGATCCAGGTCATTAAGTACGTCCGCACTCATCAGACCGTTAACGAGTCCCTGTATTCCCCGGGCGCCGTATGATTTAGTGGTGTTGCCCCCGGCGGACTCCTCGACTTCATACTTTCCAATCTTCTCGCGTTCAGCGATCCCGGTCACGCTTGCGCCCTGTCCGGAGCGTTCCCAGACACCCTGTACGAGCTTCTTGCAGATCATCTCAAGCCCTGGGAGGGACGCAGCGGGGCTGGCGTATCCGGCCTGGTAAAAAAGGATCACAGGCGTGTTTTC